CCGTTCATGTGGTCAGTTTCATGTAGGAAACAACGTGCAGTTAATCCATGAAACCACTCTTTATGAACTTCTCCATTTTCATCTGTGTACTCAGCAAGAACTGATTTTGATCTTTCAACTTTCATAAACATTGCAGGAAAGGACAAACAACCTTCTGTTTGTTTTTCTTTTTCTTCTGAAACTTCCAACACTTTCGGGTTGATACATGCAATTTGAAATTGGTCTGTACCCATAACAAAAACACGTTTTCTTATAGCACACTGATTAGCAGAAAGACCTATACCACCATAAATCTTCATAGTCTCTTTCATACTTCTTACCAAATCATACATATCTTTATTTGGTAGAGGTTCTGTATACTCTGGCATTACTTCTCTTAACATTGGATGTTTATCGGAATACACAATTAATAATTGTGGCTTCTCTTCTTCTTTAATCTTTGTTAATCCTTCAGAGGTATCAATTGTTAATACATCACTCATAACTTTATCCTATCCTAGGTTTATCATTTATATTTTCTACAATCTTCTTATACTCCCAATCTTCACGGGAATCACACATCAATACATTTACGTCAAGCATTTCACGAAGTCCTAAAGGTAGAGGAAAAGGAACGTTCATTGTTTGTAATGAATTTTTCATAAACATTGATAATAAGGTCTGATAGGTCGTCACATACTTTTTCTGGCACATGTAAGCTTTATTATCACCAATCGCAAAGACTCTCCAGTTTTTAACATTATATTTTGCCAAACTAAATTCTATGGCAGCACTGTTTACACCAGGATACTCGTAATCATTGAAATCGTCAAGCACTATTATTCCTTGGTCTACCATGTAGTGACTGAAGAACTGCAAATCACTTAACACAGCAGAATGTTCGTGGCAACCATCAATGTGCAGGAATCTTAAAGGTTTATCGAATAGTTTTTGGTTGTGTTTAAGATTGGTAGTATCTTCTATTCTCCAAACTAAATTTTCAGGTGTACCGAACTTGTTAATATTCTCTAAACATTTATCATAAACATGTTGTGGAAAGATATCATAAAGGTAAAAATTATCTTCCGATCTTTTAAAATTAGAAATGGCGATGGCACTTTTACCATAAGCTACACCAATCTCACATATTTCTCCCGGAACATTTTTTTGCATCTCTTTCAATATGCCATACATAACAATTATGTCGATAGGATAAAACCATCCTTCAACTTCTTTATCTACAACATCTCTATACCAAGTTAAGTATTCTTGAAAATTCATTTTACTATCCTAGAAAAGTTCTTCTCTTTTGCAAATCGTATCACATTCATAAACTTATCTTGAAGTATATCACCTTTATGTGAAATAACAAACAAGTTTACACCATCTAACATATGCAACAACTTCATCAATTCATCTGTACCTGTAGAATCTAATGAAGAATCAAACGTTTCATCTAATATCAACAAATTGGTATTTGAAGAATTCTTTAACTTCGCAATAGCTCTCCATGTCAACATTAATGCCATATCGATTCTTTGTTTTTCACCTTCAGAAAAATTATGATAACTAAATTCATCTCGGTGTCTAGACTTAATTGTTTCTTTAAACGATTCATCTAGATTGAAATTGACAAAGAAATCTAAAGAAGCCAAATACTTGTTTACTAATTTGTTTATAATTGGTAAATACTGTTTTACGATCTTTGTTTTGATACCGGTATCTTTTAATAGATTGGATGCAAATTCATAATAAGTTTTTTCATCAATAAGTTCTTTCAACTCTTCTTGCATTTTGTTTAATGCAGCCTTCAGTTCTTTTAATGTATCTTCTTCTTTCTGAGTACTGGTTTTATTATTTTTAAGTTCAAGTATTAAAGACTGCAACTTACTGATGTATTTGTTTATACCCGTAATAGAGGCATTCTTAGTAGCAACTTCAACTTGAATTTTTTGTATTTCTTTTTGTTTCTCTATTATATCATTAAGTTTTTGTTGTTCGTCATTTAGTTTAGTTTCAAGCTCAGTAAGACCTTGCTTAGACTCTTCGACTTTTCCAGTAAGTGATTCAATTTCTTTTTCTTTAATCTCCACGGCAATGGATTGTCTACACGTTGGACAATCATCGTGATGCTGGAAAAAATCAATATCTTTGTTGAATTTGGAGATATTGTTTTCAATCTGCGTTTCAAGTTTGGATATCTTTTTGACTTTCGTTTCAACTTCGATCTTGTTCGATACGGCAGTCTGTAACTCTTCAATTGCAGCTGTGTGTCCTTCAATTTCTCCATGTAAGACTTCCAAGGTGTCATTATTAGTTTGTATTTCATTCTCATACTCGGTCACCTTGGCATCGGTATCTAGATTCAATTTATCTAAGTGTTCTTTCTTTAATTTATATTCTTGTGAACACAATTCGATATCACTCTTTTTTATTGTGGCATTTTCTTTGTTCTTTGAAATTTTTTCTTTTACGATATTGTTCATCGTAGAAAAAATCTGTATGTCCAATAAATCTTCGATGATTGACCTGCGATCAGATGCAGACAATTGCATGAAGGGTGTAAATGAAGCAGAACCTAGAATTACAATCTGTGTGAAAGATTTATAATTCATCTTCAGAATAAATCTTTCCAGATAATCTTGGTAATCTCTAGATGCAGCCTCTTGGTTTAACAATTCATTGTTACAATAAATTTCAAAAACATTCGGTTTAATACCTCTTACAATTTTATAAGATTTATTGTTGGTGTCAAAAGTAACTTCAACTACAGTTTCTTTACCGTTAATTGAATTAACAAGATTTGGTTTGTTAATATTTCTAAACGCTTTTCCGAAAAGTGCGAAGCATAAGGCATCAAGTAAAGTAGATTTACCTGAGCCGTTCTCACCAACAATAAGAGTGTTAGTTTGATTGTCTAGTTTTATTTCCGTAAAACTGTTACCTGTACTTAACAGGTTTTTCCACTTGATGTTTCTAAAAAGTAACACTAGTCAGATACCTCAGTATTCAAAGCCTCAATGTAAAGTTCTCTCATAAGAGTTTTCAATTTATCAGATTCAATATCGATTTCTAAATTATCAATGTACTTAGAAAGTATAGTCATAGTATCTTCAGCCTGATCAATGATATCACTATCATCGCCGAGAATATTCTCACTGAAATCTTCAACTATAGAAAGGTCACTAAGACCAATTTTGTATAAGTTATCTAAAACATGTTCAAACAAAAAAGGATTCTGTTTATTCAAAACAATAACTTTAACGTAAGAGTCTTTTAGTTTATTGTATTCGTATTTTTTCCAAAATTCAAAGTCTGTCTGTGCATCATCATATACAATTTTATTAAACATAACAAAAGTGTTTTTGACGAATTGTAGTTCACGATTGTCGGTATCAAAAATATGAAAACCTTTTGGATCGTCATAATCAGACCAGGTCATTTCATAAGGTGTACCCACATAGGTAACATTGTCCGATGAAGATTTATGGTGAAAATGTCCGCTTAATACTATATCATACTTGGATAATGTCTTTCTGTCAAGCCCACCTTGATGAACATTGCCTCTATCCATTTCGAAACCATCTATTTCAAAATGCCCAAAACATATCTGTGATTTACTGTTTTTTATTTTTTGGAAGATTTCTTCTTCATTGTCGGCACACAACCAAGGCACTATGTCAATATCTACACCATCAAAACTTTCTGTGTGAAATTTTTCAACCAAAAATACATTTTCATATTCGTTCAATAATAAATTTGGTGAGTTTACTTCGAGGGTATTTTTAAATGCAACATCATGATTACCAACTAAAGCGTATAGTTGTATGTTGTTTTCTCTTAACTTATCAAAGAAATATTTTCTGCAAAGGTAGAGTGAATTGAAATTGATAAACTTTCGACGATCAAACAAGTCACCCATTTGAACGATAACTTTAATATCGTTTTCTAACAAATAAGGGAAAAGTATATGATCGTAAAACTTTTGGAAATATTTGTGAAAATCTAAAGAATCACCTCGAGCACCGAAGTGAGTGTCACCCAATATACATAATTTCATAAATTATTCTTCTACGAAGTTGTCTATGCCTTTTGTTTTGCCTTCTTTTTTCTTTCTTTTATTCTCTTCAAAGTTTTGTATGAATTCAGAAATGTTGTCATAGAGTTCGAACTGTTTCATGTTGCCGTTCTCATCTTCATACATCTCGCCTTCATCCAAAATACCGAACTGTTGTGTTGCCTTATATTTCACATACAACTGTTTCTTCTCTTTCATGATTCGGCGTAAGAAAGCATAATATATGATTTGAGTAAAATAAGCAAATGGATTATTACTTTTTGCCGGATCAAAGTTACGGAAATACATAAGGCAATTTTCTACACCATCGGAAATCATTTCATCACGGAAAGTATACGATATAAAATTAGGTTTCCTAGAAAGATGTTCCGCAATCTTCAGAAAGCA